GAAGCCGTTGACTTCGATCCAGGTAAAGCCCATGAAGCTGCCTACCTGGCCGCCGGCAGCGGCGGCGAGCAGCATTTCGTTGGACGTCGGGATATACTTCTCACCTGCGAACTCCAGCATCGTGGCAAAGAAGTCCGGGCTGCAAAGCACGATGGTGGGATTGGCTTTCGCCTTGACCATGGCTTTGCGTTCGGCCAGTACCTGCGCCTTGAAGTTGGCCGCAGTGGTCTTCGTGGTGTTGGCGGACGCCGTACCCTCGGAGATCAGGCAGGCAAGCGCGCACTGGTTCTTTGCCTCCGCGACTTCACGGGTGGCAAGGGCCAGATGCTCCTCGGCAATCGGGAACGCCACAGCGGCAGCCTGCACGCCGTAGATCTTCTTCGACGCCTGCAGGTTGTTGTTGAAAACGGCCTGAACCAGCGTGTCAGCGGCAGCGGTGTCCGTGAAGTCACGGCCGGGCGTGCCGACAGATGCTGCGGTGGAGGTCAGCTTGTGCCAGTAGCAGCCGCCGGCGCCGTCGACCATCACGTCCTGATAGGTCACACCGGGCACAAGCCAGGTCTTATAAAACAGGTTGGGAAGAACAGTTGCTTTGTACTGCTCATCCACGTAAAGGGAACCGTACTGGATAGACATAGATCATCATTTCCTTTCGTAGTCTTAGCCCCTGAAAAACGGGTTGTTTTTGTATTTCTGGGCTACGTATTCTTTTGCGCCCCCCGCCGGCGGCACCATGCCGCTGTGATCGGACGAAAAGCGCGCCTTGCTGGCGGGATCGGCCACAAGGATGCCGGGGATCTCCTTGCCGTTCTGATCGGTGACAAGGCCGGTAAACAGGTCGTCGATCGACTTGCCGCGCGCATCGTCGGACCCCAGAGCCGTTACCAGCTTGTCCGTGATGCTTTCGCGCGTGATGTCGTTGACGAAATGCTTTCCCGACAGGAACGTGTCCACCGTACTGCGCAGCTTCACGGCGGCAGCGTCCTTCTTACGGTTGTCCCGCTCGGTCTGCAGGTCATTGGTCAGGGTCGTGATCTGACCTTTCAGCGCTGCGACATCCACGCCGTCAAACGCGGCAAGCTTGCCCTGCACGTCTTTCAGCGATGTGTCCAGCGCGTCGTGGCGTTCCTGCAGCTTGGTGAATTCCGCCACGGTCTTGTAGTTTTCGGCGACGGCCTTGCGCAGATCCGCCGCCTTTCCTTCCGGAATCGTGATACCGAAGTCGGAAAGAATGGTCTCGATGTTCTTCATGCGTAATCCTCCTGAACGTGATTTTTAACAGCCCGTCGGCTGTGTGGATTGAGCCGGATGAACCACCGGCGGGGTCGTGATATAGCAAAGGGGCAGCCGGTTTCCCGTCCGCCCCTGCGTATCCTGATTCGATTGATGAAGTCAGCCGGTAACGGCAAGCCGCTCGTGGTATGGTTTCAGGTCATTGTCTGCACAGAACTTCGTGTAGGCCGCGTTCTGCTCCTGCAGGCGCTTGGCGGACTGTGCATATTTCTCCTGCAGCTTTGCCTTGGCCGCCGGATCTTCACAGTTTTTCACAGCTGTGTGCAGCGCCGTACACTTGCGCTTCTGCGCCCGGATGCGGCGTTCCATCGTACGCTGCGTCTGCGACAGTTCATAGGCTCGCCGGTTGGCTTCTGTATCGATCGGTTTGTTGTGATTCTGGCTGACGCCCGGCAGGAACGGCGTGAAAGAATGGCGGCAGTTATAGCCGCACAGGCCCAGCGGGTTTTCTGGGTAGCCGGTCGCATCCAGCAGGTTATCAAACTGCGCGTCCTTGCCGTCAATGCAGTACACCTTGCCCTGCCAGCCGGCATGGTCGGCGATTGGATCGGTATCGGACACACGCGCACCCAGATGCTGCGACACCAGCACGTGATTCCAGCCCATGTCTTTGCACTGCTGGATCGACATGTTCCCGGACGACTGCGCCACGCCCGTGCGGATGCAGCGCAAAACTGCCACTTCCAGCGTATCCTTGTGGCCGGACGGATAGCGCACGATCGGCTGCACCTGTCCCAGCGCCTTCACGCCTTCCAGCATGGCGGCGGTGTAGGACTGCGCGCCGGTGCGTACTTTCCAATACGCAGCGTCACAGATGTCGATAAACGCCTGATTGGTCGTGCCGGCCGTCGTGCGCGTGATGTTGGAAATTTCGCCGACCGTGCGTTCATAGGCGTCCGTGATGATCGCCATCATGCCGGGCGACAGGCCGGAAAACGTCACGGCGGCGGCTTCTGCATCCGCTTTTGCTGCCTGAATGCCGCTGTCCTTGAAGATCTTTGCGATTTTCTGCTTCGATTTGCCGGTGCTTTTGGCCAATGCCTTCTGAATTTCGTCCAGATTCCCGCCGGCCTGTTCCAGCACCCACGCCTGCCATTCATCCGTGCCGGTCAGCAGCTTCTTTTCGCCGCGGCCGAACCGGATCATGAAGCGTTCGATCATGTCGCGTGCAATCCATTCCGTCAGGTCATCCAACAGCGGCAGCAGGGTTTCGCCGATTTCCTGAAACTGTTCCGGAGTTATCATTCTGTATCAGGGAACAGACCCGGTTTCGCTGTGTTGGCTTCGGCGTAGGCCGCTTTTGCGTCGTCTTCGCTGAACCCTTCAAAGCGCACCAGATACATCCACCACGGCAAAACGCCCATCTGGCAAAGGCTTTTTGTGTTCTGCCGGTCTTCTTCATAACTGTACGTGATGTCGCCGAAATTGTACGCCACGGTATACGTGCCATACGGTGCCAGATCATAGATATCGGCATAGTCGTTCAATGCCTGAATCAGGTCGTCCACGGCGGCCTGGATGCGGTCGCGGATGTCCTTGATGCGCTGGATGGTGCGGCGGTCATCGGCTTCCACCTGCGTCGCAGTGGCAAGGCCCTGCTTTTCGTTATAGCTGAAATAACCTTCGGAAAAGCCGCACTTGGTCGACAGGCTTTGCAGCAACATATTGATGCCGGTCTGGCGTTCGCCGGTTTTCAGCTTGCGATCGATTTCCTGATAGAAGCTTTCCGCCGCTGAACCGGCAACGTTTTGCACATAGCGCGGCAGCCGCACGGAAACATTCTTCCGCCCGGGCTCGCGCAGCAGACGGTCATCCACAAGGGCGATCGACCGGGAATCCTGAATTTCGTCCACCATGGCAGACCATGCAACATCCAGCCCACGCAGTTCCGGTAGGGCGTTGGCATAGATGGACATGCCGCACGCGCCGCCGTCGATGTTGTTGGCATCCGGCATGGTACACACAGCAAATAGCGGCGCAGTATCATCCAGCACGGCGTCCGGCAGGATGCCCACCCAATCCGGCACTTCGTCCAGATTCACACGTGATGCCGATGTTTTGCCCTTCGCCAGCCGGAACGCGCGGTTGGAAACCACATAATGCGTCCCTTCATAGCGGTGGTATTCGGCCTTGACGTAGTAATAATCCGGCGTTGCCTTCGTGTCATACAGCACGACGCCGATCACACGCTTGCGGTTATCCACAGCCGTGATCGTAAATTCCGGCGGCGTGTACAGACCGATGCTGTCCGGCGTGGGTTTCAGCAGGAACATACCGGCGGCGCAGCCAACGTCCACCATGTCACGCAGGAACGGAATCAGTTCTTCGTTCAGCCGTTCCTGCAGCCAATCCGCGCGGGCAGAGCCTGACAGTTCAACGCTGACGCCCATCGTCGCAAGGCGCGCAGCTTCGCCGGTCACGGCCTTTGCAAAATTGATGGTGCGATCCTGATCGTTTGCCCACGGCGGTGTACCCATCCAGATCTGCATCCACAGATCTTCCGCTTCGCGCATTTCCGGCGTTACCAGCGGCGCAATGCGGAATTCTTCGCGGATCTGCTTTTTCACGCTGTCCAGCGGGATATTGATTTTCATGCACTTGCCCCCCTGCGCATCGTCAGCGGTTCCAGCGCGTACCGCGTGGCGTCGATGCTATGGTTATTCACGTCCGGGTATCCGGTGACGACGTTGCCGTCCCGGTCCCGCTCGTATTCGTATTCTGAGAATTCTTTCGCTGCATTCGGGCAGCGCACCGGGTCGATGATGATGCGCCGGCGCTGCAGCCACTTCATGCCGTGTTCGATCGACCCTGGGCCTTTGACGGCGCCGGTGACCGGCAGGCCCATTTCGCGGTGATCGTTGACGCTTTTCGGTTCGGCCGAATCGGCCGTGATGGTGTAATCGTCATAGCCGTGTTCGATGATCCAACGCGCCGTCTGCTCGTTCGATTCCTTGTTGACGTAGTGTTCTGCGAAGATATACACCGCCTCGCGGTCACTGTCGTAGTAGCAGCGGATGAAGCAGTACGGATCGGGATACCAGCCCCAGTCCTCTCCCTGGAAGATGCGGTCAAAATGCGAAATCTCTTCATCTGTGATCTCCCGCAGTTCCAGATAGTCAAAGACGCTGCCGCCGTCGCCATTGGC